CAGTGCTCTTGCTTGTGTACCGGCCCCGCCGCATCTCGGGCAATGTCGCTCGCGCTGGCCGCCTGCCCCGCCAGCCACTTCAGTGGGCAGTATGCCCGCCGCGTCGATTCGTGCAGGTCTCCGAGGATGTAGTCGATCTGTAGCGGACGAGATTCCAGAGTCTTAGCAACGTGTTCCATCGCCATTTCAGCGAAGTCTGCGCGAAGCACGTAAGCGTGCGCGCGGTTCACGTTGAACGCCCGCAAGACTCCTGGCTTTACCTCGACTGGCAGCCCGTGTGGCTGTCGGTAGTGTTGCCCACCAAGGTAGATTTGCCCCCAATCGCCTGGCACGTTTTCCATGAATGCCGCGGACTTCGCGCAAAATCCGTCGCAGAACACTGCGTCGTCCTCCAGCACGAGCGCCGAGTCGCCTCCAGAATCGAGCAATGATCGCCAAACGCCGAGGTGCGACCGCAAGCACCCCCAACCGCCACGCGGTTGCTGAAACCACTGCGGCGGCTTGTTCTTTGGTTCCGTTCCATCGCAGGCCGCGTACCGCTCAGGTCTCGGCAGCGTCCAGTCAGACGGAAACCGGTCCGCAAACGCCGTCCACCGGTCGGGTCGCTTGTCCAGGTTTATTACGTACGTCGCGGAGATCATTAGAACTCACGAAACATATAGGGGGCCGCGAAATTAGCGATCGTCCACTCCAGTTCTTTCGAGATCGTCCCAACAAGCAATGGCTCGCGGTGCATATATTGATGGCCAACAAGCCACCGAAGCACTTGCAGAACCGGAGACGGAACATTAGTTCCCGCCGTTCCGTAGCCGAACACCGCACGGACGACGACACTATCTGGGTGCCCGATGGTAGTGGGCCACGTCTGGTTGTACTTCAGACGCACTAGCGATTTCTGATTCCGTTCTCCGGCCTCGTACACCTCCGCGGAAAGCGTCTGCTGCGTGTTGCTGACGTCCTGGTACTTGATTGACGAGATGCTGACCATCGGCGACCACGGCATCTCCAGCGGCTCATGGAAGTCGTTGTAGTAAACATCCCACGTCTGATTGATAAGCTTGGTGTCCCCCAACTCCTCGAACACTTGGCGGGCGGATTTGACGTAAGACTCGACGATCGTCTGTTCGTCAGTGGAGTCAACGCGACACTGCGCCTGCACGTCGGCGAAGCTCAGCGGCTCAACCGTTGGCGCAGTCGCAATCACGAACCTAGTCCACCGTTCTGGCCTCACGCCGTAACCCTCGTTCTCCGCGGTCTCTGCTGCTGTGGCGTTGCGGAAACGCCATCCACCTGCTCTTCGTCGGCCACGGCTACAAATCGCCGAGAGATAAGGTAGTTCGCCAATCCGTCTGCTAAATCCAAGACTATTCCGACCTTACGAAACTGCCAAGGCTTCACAAGTCGCACTCGCATCTTGCAAACTCCGTAACAACAGGCCCCGGGCTGGCGCACTGCCGCGCCAGCCCGGGTGAGATAAGGTGCTACGCAAACGTGGGCACCTGGAGGATTTGATTGACACCCGCCTCCGTGGCAGTCGCAGGCTGCTTCTCTCCGCGGTACAGCTCGCAGAGAATGGACAGATACGTCCCCGCGGTCGAAGAATTTCCGCAGGTGGCGGTCACGTCGAGATAACGCTTACGCCCGCGGAGGTCGATGTCAAACACAAAAACATCGTCGTCGTCGGATGCGGTAGGCAATGCCGACGTAGAGCCAGCCGAGTTGGTGGATGTCCCAAACACCAATCCGGTGATATTGTTGTAGCTGCCGTCAGTGTCGGATTCTCCGACCGCCAACGCAGTCATCGCGATATCAATCGCTCCCAGGGACACGATGATTCGGCACCAGTCATACCCCCGAGTGTCAATGCTAGTCGTCGTCGCACTAGCGTTGTCGTACACCGCAGCCGGCGGCGTAACATTGATGATCTTCGGCAACTGAGGAACCATATTGAAAACTCCTTCTGTTTACGTCAAAACGAACCACAAGGCATACGCTACGAACCGGGGAACGACATAGAGATCACGGGGCCACATACGGACGCAGGCGTTTCCGGGTCGCCCGGTGTCACCGTAATTCCGTATCGCTGCGTAGCCTTGATGCCGATCTGGTCGTACTCGAAGTAACGGTCGGCAGAAGTGGCGATGCTGATTCCGCGACGAGTGCCGAAGTAGCAGCATGACTGAAGATCGCCGTACAGCAGTCCGCCGGTGGCGCTAGTCTGTGCCTCAAGCGTGCTGTTCATCACCTGGACGATCACCACGGGAGATCCGAGGAACATCAGGCCAGTCCCACCTTGAAGCATTTGGCCCGTGTTTCCACCGGCGGCGTCGATCAACCGGGCCATGGACGCCCAGAAGCCCGCTTTGCTGATATACCATTTCGCCCGGCCCGCTGCGTACTGAGGCAACTTGCCGACGATGCCCTCGAAGTCCGCCAAGTCCAGCGTCGAAAATGCGGTGTTCCCCGTGAGCGCGGTATACACCGACCCGGCGTAGTTGCCGTCGTTGATCTTCGACGTTACGCCGGTCATTCCGCCATACGTCGAAGTTCCGGTCCCGATAAACGCAGCCAAGTCTTCGGCGTACGAGAACGCCCAAGCCATCTCTGACGCGAGATCGTCGGCTAGATTGATAACGGCATCCTCGTTCAACTCCGTAGAGTACCGCGACAGGACGGCCGCTTTCTTCGCGGTAATCGTGATCTGTTCCCAGCTCTTGTTGCTGCCGGTGATATCCGCGTTCTCGGCTGGGTAGTAGACGGTCAGCCCCGTCTTGCGACGCGGGAACGTGTGAACGTCGCTTCCCATCGGCTTAACGCGGAACTCTTGGCGGGCAACTCCGTATTGCTCACGCAAGTCCACAACTGCCGATTCCATCGAGTCGAACACGAGGTAGCCACCGTGGACATTCGACCCCTCGTTGTGGACAACGGCGAGCTGAACGCCGTGCTCGTGGCACCACCTGCCGGCCTGTTCGCGTGCTTCGCCAAGCCCGCACACAGCCAGCACCTGCTGGCCCGCCTTGTAAGCGTTTAGCCTGGCGTCCGGACCCTTGAACGCACGCAACTTGCCGTAGCCGTGGCCGTGCGCCAGCTTGAAGGGAGCCGCCCCGCCGCTGTCGGGCTGTCCGGTGTTGACGACTTGGCCGGCGGACGTGGTGGCCAGCGTGGTGCGCCAATCCCCCTGAGCGCGGCGGATATTGATTTCGGCCTTTTGGCGCTCGACTTCGGCATGCAGTTCGTCGCGGGTCTTGCTGAGTGCTGTGCAGTGCTCGGCTTCGTCCGCGGTGAGGGGCCGTTTTTCCGTGTCGGCCGTGGCGAGGATCTTGTCGATCTCGTCATGAACAGCATTGAGCCGTTCGATGGGCGTGAGAGTCTCGGGCATGGTTTTCCTTCTCCTGTTCCGGCCGGCTTCCAGGAGACGGAAAACAAAACGCCGTCGCGTATGCTGGCTGCCGGCAACTGTTGGGACAATCGCCTGACAGGCTGCACACGCAACGGCGTGTTTGACCTATCGTTCCGACTTAGGTTTACACGCAACGGCGTGCTTCGCCCAAATCGGCTTGATGTTTTGGTTACGCTGGAATTATGTCACACTTCACTGTTTGCGTGTAGGTTGTTATTTGTCAACCGCCACTATAGAGCGGTGTTGCCCACGTGCCCGTGTGATTCGTCCCTTGCGCTCCAGTGCGTCGATGTGCCGCATGGTGCCTTGAGGCGTGATGCCAAGCCAAGACGCAATCTCGCGCAGGCTGGGGCTTCCCGCGTGTATCTCTGCGTAGTCGCGAATGAACTGCACTACGGCGGACTGCCGGTGAGTCAGTTCAGTTTCGATCGCTCGTTGCACTCGCGTATCCTCCATTTGTCGGCGTCTCGCGATGGGTCGTACGGTTCGGGCTCCGGTGGCGGCACTGGCTCGGCGACCGGTTCAGTCGCGATCGGCTCGGGCTTCTCTTCCCCAAATCGCATATCCAGATAACGCCGCTTCCACTTCTCGATGTGGTCGTCGATGAACTTCCGGCTCTTTCCTCGAAACTGCTGGTCAAGCAACTCGCACCCACGACGTACAACCACATCCGGCAGGGCGTCGATCGAAAGAAACGAGTCAACCGCATCCCCCGTGTCAACCACGTCCGAGGCGTGTAGGGCTGTCGGTCGCCAAAGTGGCGGCAATTCATTGCCGGCGTCGTCTACCTTCGGCCGCCCCTTGTTGTCTAGGCGGTACTCCATATCGGTGGTGAGAACCAGGGAAGACGAGAATGAATCTGAGTCGCTCTCAGCCCGGTCCAAGACGTACTTGCCTAGGTTGCCGCTTGGAGTGTCGAAGCTGGACGGGTCTAGGTGGAGGTCGGCCCGGATGATTTCGATTTCCACCGGAACGCCGTCAGGACCTTCTTTCGTTAGCTTGTCTATCCACGGCTTCTTCGCCCGACCAAGGTACTTGCCAATTCCGTCGTCGGACATTGTTGGGTGCCCAAGGCGAGACTTCAGGCCGTTGGGCTCCGCCTTCATCAGCTTCAGGATCGACCGTAAAGCCTTGCCGTCGAACTCCCCTCGCCCCTCGCTCTTGAACGGACCCTCTTGGGCGACAACGTATCCGTGAATGACGTTGGCCTCGCGGTCCACGTCTATCGGTCGGCCGCCTGATTCGGCCTTGAGCCATTCGGCTTTCTGGCTGCCAACTTGGCTATCGTCTTTCAACTCGTCTTGCTCAACTGTCGGCATAGTCATTCTCCTAAAGGAAAAGCCCTTCTCTGTTCTTGCCAACTGGCAACACACGCGGCAACCCGTTCCGGCAGATCAACCGCCTGGCACTCCGCGGCTTCCAGCAAGCGTCTTCTGGATTCCTCGACGTGCCGCGATGCGACGCTACTCGCGTACGCATCAATCTCGTCGCTGGCGTCAATAGCGGCCAACCACGCCGACACCCCGGGACGTAGAGCCGCCAGCACTAGCGTTTCGTGGCCAGCGTAGAAATCATCCATCCATGATACAAACGCATTCGGCTTAGACGCGGCGCGTTTGGCGGCGTTGCACTCCTTGGTTAGCATCCTGCCAATCGCGTCCGACAGCACGTCGCGAGCGGCTTGTTTGTAGCGTTCCGACCGCGGAGACATTTGAGGATCTTCTTCGTCGTCGGGCTCGTTTTCGGCCCCCTGCTGCGGAGGCGTCTCGGCTTGCGGGCTAGGCGCCGGTTCCTGTTCTTTGATTGCTTTCTCGATCGGCAGTAAGTTGGCGGGGACGAAATGAACTTTCCCTCCCTCGCCAGACAGTGGATTGCGGTTCTCTCCGCTTCTCCATTCGTCGATGGTCAACGCCCCGTTCATGAACTCGATTTGACGCGACGTTGCCCTAGCTACAGGATCGCCGCGAAGTAAAGCGTCCATGAGGAACTCGGCAAAATAAGTCCGCTTGTCTTCCGGAGACAGCAGTTGCCGAGTCACCGCCGCTTCGATCTTCGTGAACCACGGCGTCATGGAGAAGATCACAAAGCTCAGCGTCTCAGAATCAATGTTGCTGAACGTAGCACGGCTGAGGTCGGCGAGCAGATGCGGAGGAAGCCGATACCACCGGGCAATCTCGGTGATGTTGTGCTGCCGCGTCTGAAGGAACTGCGCATCTTCCGGCGGGATGAAGCTCGGCGCGTAGGTAATGCCGTCTCGCAGCAGCGCTACCTTGTTTGCGTTTTCGACGCCACCGTACTTTCTGTTGAACGAATCCAACAAACGGTCTTTTGCCGTGTCGCTGAGTTGCGTTTCTTTCGGGACAGTAAGGAAACCGCCTGGCCTTGCTCCGTTTCCAAACAATCCCGCGCCATAGCGCTCGGTGGCAAGACCCATACCGATAGACTCGCGAGCTTGGCGAATCACACCCCTTCCGATTCCATTCTTTGGCATACGCCCCGGAATAACAAGGCACTTGCGAAACGGCAACGGATCGCCCGGCGTGCCGTCTTCGTTGCGCATCTCAAAATACAACTCGCCCGGCTTGATTCCTTCTCCGGGCGATTTTGCGTCTTTTGCGCGTTTCGGTTTGGCTTGAGCCGCGGCTACTGGCCAAAGGCCGAGAATCGTCTTTTGGTCTAAAGCTGTCTCGATCCTGGCGATGCCGTAACCCCAATTGAGAACGTCCGGCATGAGGTCTGACCAAAATGTAACCGCGTCCATTTCGGCGTTAGGCTCGTCATGAAGCAGATTGTAGACCTGGTGATTGGAGGCCCGCTCTTTTCCGTTGTTCGGGAGCCTACGGTACAGCAACAACGGAAGGCTTGCTACTGTTTCCGAAATGATGCAGGTAGCCGCCCACACAGCCGAGTAGTTCAACGCGCTGTTCTCATCCACCGTCACCCCGGATGACGTTGGCTCTCCGCCGCGCAGCCAATCCACGAACCACTGGGCGGGACTTGTTCCACTTGACAGCGACGGAGGACCAAGCAACGATCCCATTAGACCCATAATCAATTACCCCCTTCCTACTCCGCGAAGGTGTCCAATGATTGAGCACACCACAAGTATAACACCGGGCACCATTAATCCGCTCGCTCCCCAGGCGGCGAAAGAACCATAGGAGATCAAACCGAAACCAACAACCATGGAAATGTCAGTCAGCAAAAACGACCTCACTTCCTTTGTCAGTAAGACAGAAAGGCATACACTTCAGTTCCGCTAACGCGGCTTTGATATCCGCGTGCTTCTCGGGCTCCGCAACAAATAGCATGAATCCGCCGCCACCTGCCCCGCACACCTTTCCCCCGAAAGCGCCGGCGGCTTTTGCTGCCGAATACCAGTCGTCAATTAGTGGGTTCGTGATGCCTTCAGCCAATGTCCGCTTGATATTCCAGTCGGCATCAAGAGTGTCCCCGAACTCTTTCCAGTCGCTTCGCAGGAGAGCGGCGACGCCCCTCCCGACTGTTCCGACCAAGGCTCCGTAGACGCGAGACGACTGCTGGTCATGCAACGCCCACTGCGACTGGTCTGCTAGTATGGCACTGGAGTCACGAGATAGTCCGGTATAGAACAACAGCAGGCGACGGCACAAGCCGCCGGCGACTGGAAGTGGCAAGCTTGAAACACCGTCTCTACAGAACGAAAGCACTTGCATCCCGCCGATGGCAGATGCGTATTGATCCTGCCTCCCGATGGGAGCATTGCACCGGTTGATTTCCACCTCGCACGCAGCTCGTGCCAGATCAATCGGGGTGACATACGGACAGCCGCTCATCGTCAGCAAGGCGTTAAGCAGACCCACGGTAAACGCACTCGACGATCCAAGCCCTGTTCCGTTCCCTGGTACGTCGGCTACCGACACAACCTCGACGCCTGTCGTAATGCCAGCCAACCGGAAGCACTCCCTAGCCCGGTCATTCTCAACAAGGTCAGCAGATGCGACGTTCTCTGTTCTGGAATAACTCACCCTTATGTTGCCGTCAAACTTGCGGTTCACCGCAATGTAAACGTACTTATTGATCGTGCACGACAGGACGCACCCGATGTTGTGCGCTGCGTAGCCTGGAAGGTCTGAGCCCCCTCCAAAGAAGCTAAGTCGCAATGGCGTCCGCGTGACAATCACACCCACTCCCTCCTTGCCTTTGCGAGTCGTTCTGGCGTCCCCATGTCCATGGCATCCGAACCCACGTCATACGCAAATACGGGAGTGCCTATCGCAATCGCAGACGGGATTAGGTCTTTCGCTATATCGTGACCGACGGCAAGCGGCGGAATTCCTTCTGGGTCGAGTAGCACGGCACCAGCGTTGACATAGTTTGTTTTAGCAACAGCCGGCTTTTCCTCGATGGACGCTATCCGCCGGCCATCCATAACGACCACCCCGCACTCACTGGGCCGAGAGGATTCGTGGACGGCCATTGTAATACGCGGTCCGTAGTGAGGAACGGCGTGTTCTGCATGTTCACGCATCATATCCGTGAGTCCAAACCTACATAAAACGTCGCCGTACACAGCCACAAAACGACGGCCACCAAACCAACGTAACGTGTGCCCGACCGCCCCCGCACTCCCGAGTAATTCCTCCTCCACTGAGTAAACCATCCTCGCCCCGAACTTCCGGCCGTCACGAAAGTAGTCAATCACCGGCCACGGCTGGTAGTGCAGGTTGACCATCACGTCACGCACATCGTTGTCAACAAGCCATTCGATGATGTGCCGCAGCACCGGCTTGCCGCCGATGTCCACCATGCACTTCGGCTTGTCGGCAGTCTCGCCGCCCAACCGCGTCCCCAGCCCAGCACATAAAATCAATGCTTGCATCAGTGTCCTCAAATCGTGTCCCGCACCACACGCAGCCCCGCCTTGCGGTCCATGTACTGCTGCTCGATCCAGGCGTACGTTTCTGCCAGCCCCACAGCCAGCGGCGTATTCGGCTGCCATTGCAGCAGGCGCTGAATCATCGCGTTGTCGCTATTGCGCCCGCCGACGCCCTTCGGCGCGTCCGGGTCGTACTTGCGACGCAGCTTGACGCCAGCAATATCCTCGATGATGTCCACTAGTTGATTGACAGACACCAACTCACTGGAGCCCAGGTTGATGGGCGTTGCGATGAGGTCGTCACAGTGGGTAATCATGTCGATTCCACGCACGCAATCGCCAATCCAGGTAAAGCTGCGCGTTCTGGAGCCGTCGCCCCAAATCTCAATGGTGTCCGCACCTCGGTCCTTGGCCTCGATTACCTTGCGGCAGATGGCGGCCGGGGCCTTTTCGCGCCCACCGTCCCAGGTGCCGTTCGGGCCGTAGACGTTGTGGAATCGGGCGATGAAGGTCTTCATCCCGCGCTCCGCCCAGTATTCCTGACAGAACATCTCCGACAGCAGCTTCTCCCAACCGTAGCCGCGTTCTGCCATGGCCGGATAGGCATCGGACTCCTTGAGTGCCACCACGTTTGGGTCTTGCTGCAAGTCCGTGTTGTAGACGCACGCCGAAGAGGAGTAGAAGTACCGATCGACGCCTGCCCGGTAGGCGGCCTCCGCCATGTGCGTGCCGATGAGGATGGATCGCAGGCATTCGACGCGGAACCGTTCGATAAATCCCATCCCGCCCATGTCGGCCGCGAGCTGGTAAACCTCCGTCGCCCCCTCGCACACTCGCCGGCAGTTCTCCTCCTTGCTCACGTCCAGGCAAAGGCACTCCACGCCGGGAACGCGCTGGTACCAGTCGGGCAGCGGTTTCTTGTCCACGGCTCGAATCCGCGTGAACCCCCGATCGTGGAAATACCGCACCAGCGAGCCGCCGATGAATCCTCCCGCTCCAGTCACAAGAATCAAGTCGTTTGCGTTCACCACGGCCTCCGGTGTACTTCAGGCGGTATCGGGATAGCAGTGTAGTCACGATCCCAGCCAATCTCCAATTTCTCCACCACCTCGAACGGCTCGGCTAGCGCGGCCTTGTAGGCGCTGTCGTTTGCCCCCCGCTCGCTCATGTGCCACGTCCCAGACGTCTGCCGGGAGTAGGCGTAGAACGGGGCTGGAAACTGTCCGCAGATTGTGTCGCCGGCCGGGCCGTAACGGTCGCGCATCCTGCGGGCCAGGTCCCAGTCTTCGCTGACGGCTGCCGGATAGCCACCGACGTTGATAAACGCCTCACGCAGATATGACCAGCAACCGTGGTAGGCGATGTGGTCGGGGCGTTCGCGAGAAAACGTCTCCTGGCGGTGCCAGGTGCCACCGGAGTCCCACTCCAGCGTCTGCCGCGGCTGAACCCAGGGGTTCGATTGCAGCGCGTGAACCGACGCCTCCAGGGCCCACGGCAGGTAGGTGTCGTCGTCGTCCCAGACGGCGTACGCCGCCACGTCGCCAGACGCCAGCGCCGCCGCCGCGTTTCGCTTCTCGCCGATGGTTCGGAATCGCTGACCGACAGACACCATCCGCCAGCGGTCGCCGCTTGGCTGGCTCGGGTACTGTCCCGAATCGTCCAGGATCACCAATTCCCGGTTCTCGTACGTTTGCCGGTTGAAACACTCAATGAGCCGACCGAGCAGCTTCGGGCGTCGCCAGGTGATGCAGACAGCAGCGATTTTCATACGCAATACCCCCATGTCTCCAACAAGTTGCCCAGCAGGTCGTTGACCAACTGGTGTTCGTCCTGCCGCACGAACCGCCGCCATCCGCCGATTTCGCCTTCGTGTATGTGATTCGGATGCAGAAGAGTTCCCGGGTCATAAGGCTGGCCGCGCTTCGGGGAATTGTGCCGATTACGCTCCATGGAGTGAGCTTCCGCGATTTCGCGGCAACGCACGTCGGATACACCTGGAATGCCCAACGCGCCCGCCATCGACCGTATGGATTCCACAAGCGATCCCCAGTCGTCTCGGTACAATCCGCGGTGGAGTAGTTCATATCGGAACGCCAGGCAATTCCCCATTCCGCAGTATTGCCCCAGCAACCAACTCCAACGACGGCACAGCCCCGCATGACGATAAATAGCCTCGCGGCTCATCGCCTCGCCGACCTCGTGAAAGCGCCAGTGACTCACCATCACGTCCCGCCAGTCGCGGAACGTCACGACCACCGGAACATCCAAGTCGAGCCAGTCATGTGTCTTGACAACGCCGCCATCGGGACACAGGTCGCGCAGGCACTGCCAAACGAACGTCGATCCACTGCGCGGCACGCCAAACTGGACAACGCGCACCTCGGCTGCGTCGATTCCATCGCTCCGCTCGTAGTATCCGCTTGGAATCACTTCTGTCCCCAAAACAACTGGTATTGCGTCCACGAACCAAACGCCGTCTGATACGCAGGCATTGCGCTCCCGATCGTCACCTCACGCCCGGGCATCGCGGATTCTAGCCACGTTTTGGCATCGCGCGGGTCGTCGATCCACCCTGGCGTCGGCTCGGGAGCGTAGTTCCACGCGAGCCACCCACGCTTGGCGCGAGATAAGACGACGGCAACGTACGCCAGCCGCGCCGCCTCATCTAGTTCCGACAAGGCACAACTGCTGATAACCAGGTCGTATTCTGCCCTCGCCGGCGTTATGTGGTCCACGAACTGAACCGCCCTCCCGAGCTTCCCAATAAACACGCTTTGCAGCGCGCACGGTTCCGGGATGTCGAATATCGTGTAGCTGGCGCAGGCCGCCATTCCCGTGATTACCGCCGCTTGTCCTCCGTAACCTCCGCCAATCTCTGCGATGTGCATTCCGTCCAGCGGCCCAAACAGGCTCACCATCTGAGCGTAGCCCAGCACGTAACAGGCCGTGGTGGGCGCAATGGTTACGCCATTCTCGGTAGCTACCATCGGCGAGCCGAGCGTATCGTTTTGCGCTGCGACTTCGCACACGCGAGCAAAGTCAGGCAGGGATTCAGCGGCAGGGCCGAGAAATCTAGGCATCCACTCCGCCGGCCGATTCTCGATCACGCCGCAAATGTACGGCAGTTGGCGAAACGTCTTGAATACTTCGGTGTCGTTCGCGGCAAGCAAGCATTCCTCTCGGTACTTATTTGCGATGTCTCGCGTCGCCAGCCAGTGGTCTTCGTGCATTTATTCCCTCCAGTACGGATTGTTGTCTAGCCACGCCCCTTTGACGTTAGGCCAATCGTTGCGGTGCCATTTCTGTGTTGGGTATGTATTCCAAATGTCTTCCTCGTCGATGCTCTCAGTCGGCAACTGACTGCGGTAGAACCGCTGCATTCGGTCTGACGCCATGCCAGCAGTGAAGCTGTACGTGCTGTTGGGGGTTACAAGCACCTCGCACCTCGACAGCAGATACCACTCCGGGAAAAAGTCAAACTGCCGCGGGTCTGGATGGTTCCTGTCGTATGTCAAATAGTTGTAATGCGGCATGGCGCCGCCGCAGAACGCAACTCCTAGATTCTCCACGGTCACCGGGCGGTAGTCCTCAAACGCTTCTATCAGGGCTGGAGTTTCCGTGGCGATGAACAATACCGGGTTGTCGAACTTCTCCCAGTTCCGCTTGAGCCAATCGAGATACCACTTGACCGGCGTGATGTAAAAGATAGCCCGCCCATAGTCTCCGCGGCGCAGATGCAAGCCGATTCGCGTGGTTCCTGCGTCGTCGAGTCGATCGCAAGCCGGCTGCAATCGCGCGGCAATTTCTTGCGACGGCTGAAACAGTTGGCGAATGTAGTCCCGATGCGGAGCGTACCACGAGGTGTTCCATTGAGCGTATCCGCGGAAATCGGTGTTTACGAATTCGCGGCCTGACGGTGCTATCGAATTGCTCCACTGGTCACGCTCTAGCCGTTCGTAAGACGTCGGCAGCGACATGCAGTCGCGATTGTCGTCAGCGCCCAATAGAGCACTGCCGGCCCACGCGGGAGTGCGCACGTCAAGATCGTGTATCCTCGCGTAGCACTTCAGAAAAGCGTATTCAATCAGCGCGTTCCCCCATCGCCCAAAATGGCCGAGGTTCCGCATTGTAATCACGCCAGTGGTCATCGCTTTAAGATCAGGTTATACGCTGTTTTCGCGACCACGTTGTATCCGCGGCCGGTAAGTATCGGGAGCCATTCGTTGGCTGCGTCCATGCTATTGGTGTCCGGCTGCTTCCACTCGATACAGAACACCTCTGGGCGGAATGTGCTCCAGTCGATACCTTCGAGCACTTCCTTTTCCCACCCCTCGACGTCAATGGAACATAGACGGCACTGCTCGCGAAGTTCCGCAGGGAACCTGGCGAGGATGTTGGCGAGCGTGTCTGCCTCGACGCGAATCTTGACCTGCTCGTCAAGGTTGGCGTCTGGGCGTAATGTGCTCACGTCGCGCAAGGCGTTCATTGTCGCCACACCCGTGGTGTTGCTGGCGGCGTACCAGCTAAACCAATCGCCAGGGCGTTGCTGCACCAGCCGATACCACGTCTCCGGCAGCGGGTCGATCAACAGTCCCCGCCAGCCACGCTGATAGAACTGCCAGGTGTTGCTGCACTGGATGCCGTCGTTGGCACCGACATCGACGTAGTAACCTCGATCGTGCGGCAGGAGTTTGGCGAGAATCCCATCTTCGCCGCTCTGCCCGCCGGGGCATGTGACCACGGGGTAGGTGCGCTGGAGCCACCGAGCGATGTCAACGCACGCGGAACCGAAACGCACCATAGATTCTGGGTTTTGCTTCACAGCGTCGTGTTCCTTAATAGACAGTTATCGGTTCCGTACAAAGCCATCGGCTCCCATCCGCGCAGCATCTTGCAGATGTCGGGCAACGATGGCTGGCCAGCATACATCGGCGTGTTGTAGAACTCGGTGTAGAGGTATCGCGTCCGCTTCAATGTTTCCAGACCGCCAGCAATCAACTTGCCTTCGCTGCCCTGCGTGTCCGCCCAAATGAAGTCAATGTCCGGAAAGTTGTGTTGCGCAAGCCATGTGTCCAGCCGAATCGTTGGTACACTTCCGCCCGGCGTGAATGTGCACCACGGACTCATCTTGTAGTGCCCGGTCGGCTCGACGATGCTGGAAGACTTGTTCCACTCCCCCACGCCACTCGGGTCGGGTCGCCCTCCGCTCTGATACAAGACCGCCTCTCCGTCCACGTCCGAAACTGCCTTCTCGATAAGGCACGCCCGCTTGCACGAGACTCGTTGCCTCCATACAGCAGCCGGACGCGGGTCAGGCTCAAAGCAAAACAGTCGAATTCCCGGCATGGCCTTAACGAACCGAAGCGTATCGGTTCCGTCGTTGCATCCTACCTCCAGCATCACGGGCGACTCGCCCACGAGTTGGCAGATGTCCGCGGCGGTCAGCGACCGACTGTTGACTTGCATTACATGAACTCCACGTCATGGTCTTCGTAGTAGGAACGCTTCTCGCATGGCGTTACCATCGCTCGGCCGATCGCCATGATGGCAGCCACAATCCCGTCAATGCGTTCTGTGCTTTTCGCTTTACTCGGCTTTAGATTGCCGGCGGCGTCCTGCTCGACAGTGACGTTGGACGCCATCCACCGCAGCACGGGATTCCCGCAGTGGTCCAGTTTTCCTGACACCACGAGAGCCTCCAGTTCTTTCGTAGGGGCAGTCATGTCCTTGAATCCCTGGCCATACGCTACGATCTGAATGCCATCGCCTGTTAGTTGTGTGATTAGCTGCGTCGCGTTCCATCGGTCGCAGGCAATCTCCTTGATCTGATACTGCTTCGAGATGGCGACGATGTCTGCACGGATGACGTCGTAGTCGATGACATTCCCGGGAGTCGCGGTAATCCACCCCTCACGAATCCACTGGCTGTATGGAACGCGGTCTTTCTTTTCCCTCGCGTGTGCGTTTTCCTCTGGCACCCAGAATCGACACAACAACGAATAGCCGCCGCCGTAGCGAGGAAACGCCAAGACCAACGCCGATAGGTCGGTTGTCGTCGATAGGTCAAGACCACCAAAACATGGATTGCCGGCCAACGCCCCGCGGTCTGCGTCAACCGGACAGGCGTCCCACTTCTCGATAGTAAGCCAGCGGATGTCGGATTGCGTCCGGACGTTCAGGTGCAGTCGCAGGAAAGTGTTGAGATAGGCCGCTGAATCCTTAGCCTTCGCGCACTCCCGCTCGATGTATTCCAAAGGAACGGACACGCCAAGGTTCGGGTTAGCCTTCGCCCATACCTTCGGGTCGGTCCAGTCGTCTGCTGGAGACTCGACGAGAACGTAGCCGTTACGCAACTTTGCCGTTTGCACACAACAGGTAGGCGAGTGCGCGTCGCAGACGATCGGTAGAATCTCGGAATAATCCGAGTCCCGAATTGCATCTGGAACAGAGCAGTCCTCTGACAGAGCCTGTAGCATGGCAATGATCGACGCATAGCTCAGTTGATTCTCCGCAAATGGCGCATCGCCCGCGCTGGCGTTCGTGCATCGTCCTGAATTCCTCGTCCGTGACCCCATACACAGCGTAGCGTCTGTGCTCTGCAATGCGTTGTCTGTTTTTGGGGTTTTTCCTCCACTTGTCACCAGACGCCCTTCGCCGTTCGGGGTTTCTTTTCGCCCACTGATTCCGCTTTGCGATAGCTCTCCGCTTGTATTCAGGGTTTCTATCCAATAACCATTGCTCGTAACACGAACTGCACATCCCTCGGCACCGCGCCGGCCGCTCTGGATGTTTTGCGCATCGCTTGGATGGTTTATGCGTAGCCTTCCACCAGCGAGAGTAGCAAGTCTTGCACATGCCTCGGGCGACGCCAAGACGGTCTGGGTGTTGTGGGCAATGTTGCAGTTGCATACCGATTCGATGCCTCGAAAGAAGTGCGGGGCGTAAAAAGCGATCGTGTGCGGCGTCTCGTCCGCTTCGTACACAACCGGAAGGAAAGCCGGGTCGTTTGTGCCGACGCCTGAGTCAAGACTGTTCGCCGCAACCCGCTTTGCGTAGTCGTGCTTCTGGTTGCAGATGGAGTTTTCGCGCTCGTAGTCGGCTGTTGTGAGATGGACGGCGAGCGGCTGCTTGCGTTTGCCCATGCCGGTCAACAACACCTCGGTCAACTCGGGTGTCTTTTGGGCGTGCAATTCGTCGTTGACGAGGAGGTGGACGTTGAAGCCGTGCTTGCTGCCTGCCTCGGCCGACAGCGCCTTGTAAACGCGGTCCTCGACAGTGATGGAATACTTGAACAACTGTGCCCGCTTCTCAAGTTCCGGCTCTTGGCGAATCATGCCGGCGACGGCGTCGAAGCAAAGGCGCGCCTGCTCACGCTCGGCTGCGCTGGAATACAACTCAGCGCCGGGTTCCATGTCAGTGAACAGCGACAGATTAATGAGGGCCGCGGCGAGGGTCGTCTTTGCGTTTCCGCGAGGAATGTAAACGAGAGACTCGCGGTATCGCCGCGATTGGTCAGGTCGCTTCCAACCCCATAGGTTCGCGAAGATCGCCTTTTCCCAGGGCTCCAGGATAAGCCGCTGTCCACCCAGCGGTCCCTTGACGTGGGTGCAACATTCTTCAACAAACTCAATAGCGAATGACGCGGACTCTTCGTCAAACCAGCACTCGCCGGCCTGAGAGAACGGATCGTATCCGGGAATTAATCGGATAACCTGTTGAAGATCGAAGCTCAAGACGGATGCACTCACCCAACCACCTTCACTGCAAAGAACCTGCCCTTACCTTCTTGCTCCTGGATCGGCGGCAAGTCAGCCGTAAGGCGCTCTCTAGCTGCCGGCGTCAACCCAAACTCAGACTCCATCCGCCGCAACTCCACGCTGATCGTGTTCCTCATCTTCACCTCAGCGCGCGGATTGATGCCGACAACCTGGCCATCCTTGCCATGCACCTCGTACGTCCGGCCGTTCTTCCGCAGGTCGAGGTGCAACGCCCACCACTCGACCAACAACGCGGCGTATCTGGCGTAGGCCCCGCCGTCGCTGATCGCCACCAGGCCCATGGAGGTGAGTGTCTCAACCAGCCGGTGCCACACCACCTTTTCCTCGCGGCACAACTTCCGCGGACACGTCGGGGCCACCTGCTCCGGTCGTGGCTTCTTCGCTGCGGCTGCGGTTCCGGTTCCGCCACGGCGGATTGCATTAGGCTTTCTGGGTGGTCCGGTCATAGCACCCCCTTATGGCACAACCTGTAGGCGAAAAATGGAATG